CGCCCCTCCTTGGTGTATCCCCAGCTTTTGGACAGCCATTCCTCGGCGCACGCCACCACCACAGCCCACACCACGTTATCCCGACTGGGATCAGTACCGATAGCTGCCCCAGCCAGAAGCCCATCCAGTAGCGTTTGGGCGCCCTCCGCAGATTCTACGCCCCGATCCTCCTTCACGTCGCTCAGTTTCGCCGCTACCTTCGCCGCCGCCTCGCCATTATTTCCATACGCAGGAAGCAGCAGATAGTTCTTGCTCGGAGTGCCTGCCAGCGGCCCGCCGAACTGCTCGGCGACCTTGCCCACAGTGATGAGGGGGTTGGACTGCGTCAATGCCCGACGAAGCGCGCGCAGCCTCTGCCTCACAAGGGCTGTTCCGCCTGTCGTTTCCGTCAGGTAGCCCAGGACTTTGAGCGCCACAACCCGGTTCCTGACACGCTCATACCTCACTTTGCCGGCTTTCTCGTCGCCGCCGCAGACCCGTTCCCTCAGATAGCTTTCGATCCAGCCCCGCCACGCAGACTGGTCGAACTGGTCTCTCTCGGCCGCGATCCTATGAGAAAACGGATCGCCGCTAGCGGTACCCGCAACAACCTCGGCCTTCTTGCCACGCACCGCCGCCCAGAAACCCCGCCCGCTGTGCCAGGTATTGAAAGGAGACCAGGCCGCGCGGGGCGTTCGAAGCCGTGGAAGGACGTCGAGCTTAACGCCCATAGCGCTCTTCTTAGCATCCTTAAAGCGTCTTCGCTCGTCACGAGCGAGCTCCCCTCGACGCAGATCGCTGAGGGTCGCGAGGCGTGCCTCCGCCCCCGCCTTCTCGGCGACGGCCTCGGCGCGCCCCGCCGCCTCCACACCGGCCACCGACCCCGCTTCCGCTGCCTTCCACGCCGCCTGCTCAACCTCCTTGAGCGCATCCTCGAGGACGGTATTGCCTGCATAGAAACCAGCCTCCATCTCCCCCTCCGTCATCCGGCGGATCGTGCCAGTGCGGATAGCCTGCTCGGCGGAGCCGAACAAACGCGCACACCGCGCAGGATCATAGCCCTCTATACCCTCGCCGGACTTTGCCAGAGCGAGCCACGCTTTCCGGTCGATCGCCGTAGCCCGGCGCCAGGTAGCATCGACCCAACCTGGCCCGTCCTTGAGGACAACCTTAACGAAAGCTGCGAAGACAGCGCCAGCTGGCCCGCTCCCAGCGCCACCAGCCGCGACGGCTATCCCCCAGATGAGCCCGAATTTCATAAACGCCTTCTTGTTCGCCCACACATCACTAGTAATCTTGCTCAGATCGCCGGCTAGCACCGCCTCCTTCAGGGGGTCATGCAGGGACCCAGGCGCATCCTGGATCTTGCGCTCGACGCTCGAGTACGGCATCAACAGCTTTTTCCCCGCTTTCTTAAGGCTCTTCGCCGCGGTCATCTCCTCGTCGTCCTCCTGGCAGTCGCTGCTCTCGAGCCCAAGCCCCATCTCTGTATTCCATTTGCATAAAGTGTCTGGACCGGTAAGGAGCTCGAGCGCGTCCTGAGCTTGTCGGATAGCCCCCGATACCCCGTCCCGTACAAACGTACGGAGCACATAAACAGTCGCCCGCCGCGCCCCGCCCAGGGCTCTCATCCAGCCCGCCTCATTCACCCTATTCCCTGCAAGAAAAGAACTGATATAGTCCTGAGCAATGTTGTCAAAATAGTCCTTTACGAGCGCGTCCGTATTTTCTTTCTGTTGCATACGTGCCTCGCTTATCTGATCAAGAAGCGCCTCGAGACTCTTTATCCGGGCCAACGTTGGCTCTTGCGGGACCCACTTGATAGGAAAGAGCTTCTCTAAGTGCGCATTCCATGTGGCCTCCGTCAGACCTCGCCTCCAGGTTGGCGACTCCGTCGCGAGCCTCGTGTATGCGGCCGTGGCCGCGGTGAAGGCTGCCTTCCGTGTCGCGCCGAGTGCGTCATTGAAGGGGAGGTAGCTTTCATCTACCTTGCCCGCCTTCATATTGGACCAGAATTGCCAAATACCCACACTCCATCCAGCGGGTAATTCCGCGCTTTTCTCCGGACCGGATGGGATGAGTCTCAACCCATCTCCGGAGAGACAAAGCATCGTGGCGCTCGGCGGGGCCTGGACGAGACGCCTGACGCCACGTTCATCGATGACCACGGTCGCGGGCTTTCCCCCTGTCCCGACAATCCGGCGCACCACACACCGCGCCTCCCTGCCTAAGTAGCCCGAGGCAATCACCTGCCAAACGTCGCCGCCGTCTGTGGAAATCCGCGCGCCCACCGGCAACAACGGACGAGACGGTGGTGACCCTGATGGGTAGCACTCTGCGACCTTCTTCTTGCTTGACGCCGCGGGCGTGCCCATCACAACCTCGCACTTTTGCCCCCGCTTCATGCAGACGCCCGCAGGGCCGTAGCGTAACGCGGTCACGTTTATTTCCTCCAAGGCACGATTAAGAGCACCAAGCCAATCGAACTTCTCCTTTGCGGTCATGCCCTTGTAGAGAAGTTTGAAGCTTGCCGCCGCTGCTGTCGCTTTCGCCGCTGCTGTCGCTTTCGCCGCCGCCGCCGCCGCCGCCGCCGCCGCCGCCATCTCCGCCTCCTTCCCCGCCGCCGTCTTCGCGGCCACCGCCGCCGTCTCCGCGGCGACGGCCACCGAAAAATCCGTGATCGCCTCCTCAAAACCTGACCGCGAAGCCCGAGGCGGAGAGGCGTAGAACTTCCTGATGGAGGACGAGAAGGCCTTGAGAAGGCCGGGGCCGGTCGCGCTCGTCACGCGATCCAGCAGTCCGGTAACCACCTCCGCCGCATCGGGGAGCTCTGCCACTACCGGCCCAGGGCACCATTTAAATCCGGGCTTGGCATCGACGGGAAAGCTTGTAAGGCAGTCAATGCAGCCCTCCTCGTCCTTGCGCGCGTCCGGGACGCGCCGCGTGCCGTCCTCCCCGAACAGGAGTACACCCACCTCGGACCGCGGCGCCAGCACCAGCTTCCACCGGGGAAAGGGCCTGCACTCGCCGGTCCCGAGCTGCACGCAATAGGTCCCGTCGTCCCTGCCCTCCTTCACCGTGCCTTCGCCTTCCAGCCCCACCACGCCAACGCTGTCGCCTATCTGAAGGAAAGCAGCTCCCCTATTTGGTAGGCTCTCCCTGATCCACATGAGACGCTCCGTCCTTTCAGCAATGTCCTGGAGCTTCCACCACTCGAGCTCCCCGCTACAGGTCGGGTAGTACCGGATAATATCAGAATACATCGCCCACCAGCGGCTGAACAGTTTCCTCCTTGGACACAACTCTCTGTCCATCTTACTAGCAAGCAAACCGCGGATCTTTGCCATGATAGCGTCGAACCGCGACTTGGCCGCCAAGCTGGGCGGCAACTTGTCGACCACTTTCTGTGTGAGCTGCCGCGCAACCTGCGCTGTCTGAGCATCAAGTGGCAGAGCCACAGTGTTGCAGACGGCACTGGCGACCGTGCCATCACCTTGGCACCACCGCGCTAGGGCCTGTCCCTCCTTATCTTGCGCACGAATGCACTTTGCATAGGATTCGAGTATATACTCCTCAAGACGCGCCCTGATCTTGCCAATGAGATACCGCATGACTGCGAACCTGCTGCCCCGAAGGTAGCCGCGGAACTCGCTGACGGCCGTCACCTGGCTCAACCGCCCCACAGACAGCCTCTTCCTTTCGTGCCACTGGCTCCATCCCCAGTCTCTCCGGGGATTGGAGGCATACTGCGCCCCCTCCACCTTCCCCTCTCTGACGCAAACACCAGACGTATCCCGCAGCACCCCGGCGATCACATCGTCAAGCTCACTCCCCAGGTCAAGCCCAACTGACGCCAACCCATCGACGGGCCACCACTCGCAAAGACCATGCGTTTTTGCAGGGACACCAGCTGCGTGCGACGCCTTCCCCTGCGCCGCAGCAGCCGCAGCAGCCGCCGTGCGCTTGACCGCTGTCACCACCGCCTGCCCGACCCCCACCGCTTCCTGAAACGGAGTCCCCTGCAGCGCCGCGCGCTCACACTTTGGCCTGTCGCCCACGATATTGCACTTAGCGTGCTTCACCCCTCTCCGCGGTAATATGACCATACAACGGCTGTCACTCTGCACCCCCAACTGACGGCCCGTCCTACAGGTGCTGCCGTCTACTCCGACACTGCTGCTGCATAAGATGGGGTCGGCCTTTCCATCCTCACCGCTCTGTGCAGCGCAAACTGCTTCCTGAGCGGCAAGCTTTAGACCAGCTTGCTTCTCATTCACGTTCGGCTCCTCATTCGCCTTCGACATCTTCCTATACTATACTACCAGAAATCATTTAATGTGTAATGCGCGATAACAACTTAGGCAGAAAGACAGAAAATTGAAGTAGACCCAAGGTGAGGGGTAACTCAGCATAGCTCAGTTGGCAGAGCGACAGACTGTAGATGTCTAAAGGTAATCTGTTGGTCGCTGGTTCGATTCCGGCTGCTGAGACCATGCCCGCGTGGCGCAATGGATAGCGCATCGGACTTCTAATCCGGAGGTTGCGGGTTCAAGCCCCGCCGCGGGTAATTTTTTTCACAGAGGAATATAGATGGGAAAGACACGTAGAACCAGACGCAAAAGAGCCAACGCAGCAAGGCGAGAGAGACGACGACAGAGGAACGCCCGGCGGCGCAGTCGGCGCCGACATGCGCGCCGAAGGAGACGGCGTCGGAGGGACAGCCCCCTCACAAGGTACCAGAAAGACCTTCTCCGGGTGCTCCGCCGCTCGGGAGGCGGCAAAGACGACGAGTACGTGATGGTGTCGCGGCCGCAGCCTCTTCACCTAGCCCATGGGCCGACCGTCGGCCCGCCCGCGCCAACAGCCGGCACTGTCACTCTACCTCCGCGCACCACCGAGCTCCCCCGCTTTGACAAAGGCTATACGCACGACGCTAAGACCGGGACACTGATCCCTTTATCGGATAAACGCAGCACTTATAGGTCAAAGAAGCGCAGCACAGCGCGCCGAGCGCTCAGTAGGATAAAGGGATCAGTGTCCCGGTCTTAGCGTAAGGCCCGCCGCGCCTTCCGGCGCACATCGGCGCGCCCCGGTAAGGCACCACCACCTGGAACAAAAGACGCCGAAGGCGGAATATGGCTAGGAAATTGAAGTGAAATAAAGACACGGTCACACTATACCTTACACAAATGAAAACACCGCAGAACGCTTTCATAACCCTTTATACTCCGCCGAAGCAACAGGTAGACCCGAGAATCTTCCCGGACCAATGGAGCTGCATCCCCCCAGAGTGGCGTCGAGCCTACAACGTCAGCAACAGCCTTGAACTGGCATCCAGGCGCAACGCCCCAGCTAACCAAGAGAGATGGCGGCAGAGACTGACGGCGAAGCGGCGGCGAGTCCAGAAGTCCGTCAGCTTCGGGCAAGCCACAATCAACGCATCACGGTCCGAGGAGATTCCTACCACGGAAGTTGTCCGCGAAGAAACGGTCCCGCTAACCGACAAAGTAAATAAACCGATGGCGATCGCCAGATTCTTCGAAGGGCCGTGCTTCCTGTGCCAGAGCAACGGGGCCACAAAACCCTGCGGACACGACCTGGCCTCTCTGGTCACCTTGAATTCCGACTGGAACGCATCATGCTACGGAACGGCCGAAAGATTGCTTTGTGTCCTTCCTGCGATGGGGGTCACTTTTCAACGTTTTCGTGCGGATCTCACGAAAATCCTCGCCACACTGCAGACGGGGCGGCCGGCCGTCCTCGACTACAAGGTATCCCTCAAGATTAAGCACGAATATCCAGACGTAGAGTACAACTTCGCCAACCTGCGCTGGGAGGACACAGGACGCATGATCTCTACAGTAAAGGGCATCGAGCGCTACCTGGCTGAAGTGGTTGACCCTGCAGGACGGCTAGACGCCGCGGTGCGAACAATTCAGCGCGCAGTTCGTCGCCGCATCATTAAAAAGACCACTGATGAATGATGAATATTATTCACCGGAACATCTTCATGATCTCGCGTTTCTTATCCTGCACCTCCTGGCAGTAGCGGTCCAGCGACAGCGAATCGCCGCCGAATCCGTTCATAACAAAGCGGAAGACATCTACTTGTTTCCGCTGGCCAATCCTGTGCGCCCTTGCCACGGCCTGGTCCTCCAGCGCCGGGTTCCAGTGCGGACTGGTGAAATATATCTCCTGCACATGCTGTAAATTCAAGCCTTCAGATGCGGTTTGAATCTGCACGATCAATACCTCCGGACAGAGGAATCGGTCTACAAGCGGGTGCACGAACTCGTTCGTCGCCCACTTCTTGCATACCGATGACCATTCGCCGGCGGTAATAGGGGGCGTCAGCGCAGCCTGCCGATCACGCTTGCTTGTGCGACCATCCACCACCGCATGGCTGATGCCGCGTCTTGTGAGTATCGCCGCGATCATATCGATTTCTCCCGTATAGTGGCAGAAGATCAGCTTTCGTCGGCCTTGCCGCCGCTTCTCGATAAGCTCGATAAGTGCCGCGATTTTGCTGCTGCCACGCACCACCGGAAAGGTATCGTCGGGGCCGATGG